TCAATGAAAATGTTATCTCGTTTATAAATATTCTTCCAAAAGAATTTAACCTTGATGAATATATCGATTATGATCTTCAGTTTGAGAAATCATTCCTTGATCCACTTCAGATTATTCTCGATGCTATCGGCTGGAAATCGGAAAAGAAAGCAACTTTACAGGACTTTTTCTCATGAAAAAAACAACAGACTTAGATGATGATTTTGATTTTGGTTTTTCGGTAGTAAGTGAAGATGAACTAAGGACGATGGAAAAACAACTGCAGTCTGAGCTTCAGCAGTCAACTGTGGTTGTACATGAAACAAAAAATAAATTAGAAGGTATGAGGAATATGATTTTACCTCTTCTTAAGAACTTAATGGCAAATCCAGATAAAGAATATATCTATTGGCCAAATAGAACAGAGAAGATAAAAGCCTTCATAGCTAAACTGGACAAATACGTCGATGATTAATTATATTGCTTTATTGAGTGCAATTTTTATATCTGCGGTTGCGGCCTACTATTCTATAGTGGGCCTTGTTGCTATTTTCTCTGCGGCTGCAATTCCTATTATTATTATGGGAACTGCATTAGAGTTTAGTAAACTTGTTGCTGCATCATGGGTATATCATAATTGGGAGATCGCTCCTCGTATTGTTAGATATTATTTAGTAGGTGCAGTTGTATTGCTGATGTTCATCACAAGTATGGGCATCTTTGGATTCTTATCTAAAGCGCACATGGATCAAACGCTAGGTGCAAATACAAATACAATCGTTATCCAGAATCTTCAAAGAGAGATTATAAGTGAAGAAAAAACTATTGGAAATTATCAAACTAGTCTCGATACTCTTGATAGATTGGTGTCTAATGCAGATCCAAAAGATGCTAACATTATTCGCATCCGACAGAAGAAAGAACGCGAGACCATTAATATCGAGATTCGTAATTCGAATAATAAAATTAAGACACTCAATACTGAGTTAGCACCACTCTTAAAAGAGAATGCTTCATTTACTGCAGAAGTTGGTCCTATAAAATACATAGCTGATCTAGTCTATGGTGAAGATTCAAATAAGTATTTAGATAATGCGATTCGGTGGGTGATTATAATTATTGTTATGGTGTTTGATCCATTAGCAGTTATATTATTAATAGCTGCAAACATTGGATTAAATAGTAAATCAGAAAAACCTATAGTTGAAAGAAAGCCAAGAGAAAAGAAAGATAAGTCTTCTTGGATAGATACAACTAGAGACTTTCTGGATAAAAAGAAGAATGATGTAATTCGTATAAACCGTAAGTCAATCATGAAAATCGATTAAGGAGAATATTATGTTTAAATTTTTAAAGAGTCTTTTTGCAATTCCAACAGCCGAAGAAATTAAAAAAGAAACTGAAGCTAAAGTACAACCTATTGCACCAATTCAACCAGTTATCAATCAACCACCTGTAACTCCACCAGTTCCACCAGCTCCTAAGCCAAAGAAACCCGCTTCTCCTAAGAAGAAAGTTGTTCAAGCTAAGATCACAAGTACTAAGAAAGCTTCAGCAAAACCGAAGAAAAAATAATGTACTTTATATTTGTTATGAGTTATAATGTTATAGTTGGTTAAACATGGAGATAAGATGAGCAATTTTTTTAAGGATTTGATTAATGAGATCAAAGATGCGGATACTAGTTTGGCCTCTGACGGCCGTGGTAGTGCTGAGTATACTGGTTGTATTGATACTGGCAGCTATATTCTCAACGCTGTTCTCTCTGGCAGCATCTATGGCGGCGTACCTAATAACAAGATTACTGCTTTTGCAGGAGAGTCCGCTACTGGTAAAACTTTCTTCGTACTTGGTGTCGTTAGAGCCTTCCTTGACGCGAACCCAACAGGAGGAGTAGTTTACTATGATACTGAAGCTGCAGTAACTCGTGAGATGATGGAAGAACGTGGCATTGATACTAAGCGAGTTATTATTTCTGAGCCTGCTACAATTCAACAGTTTAGACATCACGCTCTTAAGATGATTGAGGCGTACGATAAGCAAGACAAGAATAAACGTCCACCAATGATGTTTGTTCTTGATTCTCTTGGTCTATTATCATCGACTAAAGAATTGGAAGATACTGCTGAAGGTAAAGATACTCGTGATATGACTAAAGCACAGTTGATCAAAGCTGTGTTCCGTGTATTGACATTGAAACTTGCTCGTGTTAAAGTTCCTCTGTTGATCACTAATCACGTCTATGCTGCTATTGGTTCATATGTTCCTATGAACGAGATCGCAGGTGGTTCAGGTCTGAAATATGCAGCATCAACTATCTGTATGCTTTCTAAAAAGAAAGATAAAGAAGGAACTGATGTTGTTGGTAATATCATTCGCATTAAAATGTATAAGTCGCGTTTATCTAAAGAAAATAGTCAAGTCGAAGTAAAGCTTTCTTATGCAACAGGTCTTGATCGTTATTATGGTCTATTGGATCTTGCTGAAAAATATGAGATCATTAAAAAGGTTTCTACTCGATATGAACTTCCTGATGGCACTAAAGTATTTGGTAAAAATATTAATGAGAACCCAGAAAAATATTTTACTGAAGACATTCTAGCATTGCTTGAAGTTGCTGCTAAGAAAGAATTTAGTTATGGCGGTGGTCGTGATGAAGAAGTAGAATCTATTGAAGATGAAGAAGAAGTAGATACGCAGCAAACTGAAAGTGTTGAATGATAGAAAATACAATTCTAAGCAATCTTATCTCGAATGAGGATTATGGTCGCAAGACCATTCCTTATTTGAGGTCTGAGTATTTTACAGATAATGACCAAAAAACTATTTTTTGTCTTATCGAAGAGTATGTAAAGACGTATAATAAATTCCCAAATAAAGAAGCACTATCTGTTGATCTTCATGGTTTAGAAGGTTTAACTGATTCTCAATTTGCTTCTATTCAAAGTAAGATCAATGAGCTACAAGCATCTGAAGTAAATGATGAGTGGCTACTTGATAACACTGAAAAATTCTGTCAAGACAAAGCTATCTACAACGCCATCATGGATTCTATTCGTATCCTTGATGATAAGTCCGGTAAAACAAGTAAGGGTATGATCCCCGATGTTTTGACTAAAGCGTTATCAGTATCTTTTGATACACATATTGGCCATGATTTTATTGATGATGCAGATAGTCGTTTTGAATTTTATCATCGAACCGAAGTAAGGATTCCATTTGACCTCGAATATTTTAATAAAATCACCAAAGGTGGTGTCCCTAAAAAGACGCTTAATATTGCCCTTGCTGGTACTGGTGTCGGTAAGTCTTTGTTCATGTGTCATTGTGCTGCCGCCAACCTTACCAAAGGCAACAACGTCTTGTACATCACCCTCGAAATGGCAGAAGAAAAAATCGCAGAAAGAATCGACGCAAACTTGCTCGACGTCACAATCGATGAACTAAGTCTTCTACCTAAAGAGTCTTATGATAAAAAGATGAATCGAATTAAAGAGAAGACTAAGGGTAAACTAATCATCAAAGAATACCCTACTGCTTCTGCAGGATCAGGTAACTTTCGACATCTTCTAAATGAATTGAAGATGAAGAAGGATTTTATTCCCGATGTCATCTATATCGACTATCTGAATATCTGTGCTTCTTCCAGACTTAAGTATGGAGCTAATGTAAATAGCTATACGTATGTGAAAGCTATTGCAGAAGAACTTCGTGGTTTAGCTGTAGAGTATAATGTTCCAATCTTCTCTGCTACTCAGACTACTCGTTCTGGTTTTTCTAACTCTGATGTTGGATTGGAAGATACGTCTGAATCATTCGGTCTACCTGCAACCGCAGATTTTATGTTTGCACTTATCTCTACAGATGAGCTTCATGCTCTGAATCAGATGATGGTCAAACAACTGAAAAATCGTTATGCTGATCCTTCTATCAATAAACGATTTGTTATAGGTGTTGATCGTGCTAGAATGAAACTCTATGATGTGGAGCAATCTGCACAAGATGATGTTCTAATCGATGATACTCCTTTAATGGATCAATCACCTTTTGGTAAAGGCATGAAAGCAGAACGAAAGCCCGACTTTGATGGTTTCAAATAAGCAATATTGTCATCTAGATATTAAAAATAACTGTGTACTTTTTTGTGATTTTGGTGTATAATCTAACCATAACTGGAGAAAGGTATGAGCAAACCACAGATTCGAATATCTGGTGCGATGCCCATTGAGATGAAAAACCATTTCCGTGATGCTATAGAATATTATGCAAATCATTTAATGGCTCCGCAACTAGTAGCAAACTTAAATATCCATTTGAAATATAAGCATGAACTTGACGATGACACTCAAGGTGAGTGTGAAGTATTATCTCAATCGTTAACCCCTCGACGTTTTAAAATTACTATAACTCCTCTATCAAATACTAGAGCTAATCGCGTAGACGTATTTCGTACATTAGCACATGAGATGGTTCATGTAAAGCAATTTGCATATAAGCAATTAAAGTATATGATAAGGAGTGCAGAAAAAACAAAATGGAAAGGGAGATATATTAATCAAGACAAAATGAAGTATGAAAAGCTTCCATGGGAAAAGGAAGCATTTAGGAGAGAAGAGCAGTTGTTTCTATATTATGTTGCACACAGTGAATCATTTGATTATTTTTTTGGATAAATTATGACTACCTATACTGAAGAAGAACTTAATGATATTAAAAATTATATTAAAGGATTGCTAATAGATGAAAACATTCCAGAAGTGCATGTTACTTTCACCAAAAAGGATGGCTCAGAAAGGGTCCTCAAGTGCACGCTTGTCGAATCAAGAATCCCAGAAAACAAAAGACCAAAGGACAAAACAACTGGCGTATCTTCTAACGAAGCAGTCAGGGTCTTCGACGTAGAGAAGCAAGATTGGCGGTCATTTCGTTGGGATTCTGTTAAATCATTTGGGTTTGATCTATCATGAAAACTGCGTGGGCTCATTATAGTGGATTATGGTTCACTTTGATAGTGAATCCTTTTCAGTGGCACTTTATGCCGAATGTACTTCATGGTTTTGATTGTTGTGTGCAAGAACAAGATTGGACTGTTAGATTTTTATTTTTAGAAATTAAACTAGTATTGAATACGGATTTTTAATGAACGATTTATTTTATGGTATTTTTGATTGGATAAAAAATGATTGGCGCTCTAATCGTATCCGTTTTATTGTTGAGCTGTTGGCTTGGGGGATTAGTATTAGTTGTAGTATTACAATGGCACTTACGGTTCCAAATCCTCCGCTACTCTTTCTTTATCCTGTGTGGATTACTGGGTGTGCTTTGTATGCTTGGGCTTCTTTTAGTAGGAAATCATTTGGCATGCTCGCTAATTACTTCTTGCTTGTAACTATTGATTTTATTGGTTTAACACGCATGTTATTGACATAAGGAATTGATATGGATATTCGTTTAAAAGCTTTACTTAAGACTGCATTACATATTATACTAATCTTTATTGTTTCAACTTTCATAATTTACTTTTCACATGATCTTACTCCAGAGGATATGCTTGATATATTCTTACTTGCGCTTGTTAGCATTGGTTCATGGATGATGTACAAGGCTAATTTGATTGATTGTAAACAAGAAGAGGCAGAGGCTAAAAAGTCGGAAGATGAAAGACGCTAAATACTTGCTTATTACGTTGTTTCTGTTGCTCGTAGGTTCTCAAGTTATGATTAGAATTATGGGCTTTTTAACTAATAAACCAGGGTGATGGTAACTATGAATATAGAAAAAGTAATGGACAGGATCAAGAATCTTCAGGAGTTTGAAGTAATGGTGCAGGTTCCAGAAGACTTTACTTTTGCTGGACCTGTACCATATGATATGCATGTTTCCGGCGATGTTGCATTTGTAAAAATTATCGCTGCTAATATTGATGAAGCAACTAAGATGGCACATGATTATTTTAATCCCTTTAAGTAACGAGAAACAGTAGAAGAACTTAAATCATGCATCTCAGCAAATTCATTCTTTGACACACCAGAATTGCTATACAAATTTCTATAAGATTGTATTTTTTGTACTAATTTATTTAGTCGCCTTTCTTGATAAACAGCACTTGCCAATTTTAAATTTTCTTTGTGTTGATCTGATTTTGGTTTACCTTTTAATGCTTTGCTTATGTTTTCTGCATGAATCTCGCTTTTTGGTTTATGATAATTTTCTTTATTAGTTTTTGGCTTTCTTAATTTTTGTTTAACCCATTCGGGTCTAGCAATACCTTTTAATGCTCTAGAGCGCGCAACTTTAGATAATTCGTATAATCGTGATGAGCATCTACGATTTTGAGACTTATTATTAACTCCCATCATAGCAAACGCATGCGCCAATTGAGAGTTATCAGGATAAGCTTTGTATAGTAGATAATGTGCAATAAAGTGGGCTCTTGCCGGAAGAGCAACTAAATTATCTTTGGTATCAGTTCCTCCCATACATTTAGGGATAATATGATGTTTTTCAACAAACCCTTCAAATATTGATGAGCTATAGTATAATATTAGTTTATTATAACGGTTAAGATGTATATTCATTGTACATTATTTTGATTTTATGGTATAATTATTTATAAATATTTATCATTCAGGAGTTAAAAATTAATATTTTCTACTTACATAATGATCCAAAAGTATGTGCAGAAATGCACGTTGATAAACACTGCGTAAAGATGATTCTTGAATATGCTCAACTTCTTTCTACTGCTCATCGGGTTCTTGATGGTACTCCCACTGTTATACGCCGAGCTACAACTGGCCGAAAACAAACTACATATATACTGGCTGATGGGCGTAATGACGTGCTTTATAGTGCCACTCATATCAACCACCCTTCAGCTATTTGGGTGAGACAGTCTGATAAGAACTACGATTGGCTGTTTAGTTTGTATCAAGCATGCTTAGATGAATATACGTATCGTTATGGTAAAGTGCATGCATGTTCTAGACTAGAAATGGCACTAGCTAGAGTTCCAAATAATATTCCACAGAAGCCATTCACTGAACCGACACCAGCAATGCCAGATGATGTAAAGGTTGCTGGTAATTCAGTTGCTTCTTACCGTAATTATTATGTAAATAATAAATCGCATCTTGCAAAATGGAAAAACCGCTCTATACCTGAATGGTATACGGCAAATACTCAAGCATAATATTTTCTGCAGTTTTATTACATTTCTGTTTCAAAGATGTAAAATTATAGATATTAAACCTGCAAAAATAAAATCGGTCACGCACATAAGGTGACTCTGGATCCGTAACCAGACCTCTAATGGATAAAACCTACCGTAGCATTTTCATCTCAGACGTTCACCTTGGCACGAAAGATTGCAAGGCTGGACATCTTAATAATTTTCTTAAAAATAATACATGTGAGACATTATATCTTGTTGGTGATATAGTTGATGCATGGAAAATCAAACAAAACAAATGGCGTTGGAAACAAAGTCATACTAATGTAGTTCGTAGAATATTAGGTCACGCTAAACGTGGCACTAAAGTGATTTATGTTATAGGAAACCATGATGAATTTCTAAGACCTTATCTTTCTTATGGTCTTGGTTTTGGAATGGTGGAATTAACAAATCAATGCGAACATATTGGTGCTAATGGTAAACACTATCTTGTTACACATGGAGATCTATTTGATGGTATTACTAGATTAGCACCGTGGTTATCATTTTTAGGAGATAAAGCATATGACTTCATCTTATCAGTTAATAGTAGATTTAATTGGCTCTCACATAGAATGGGTTTTGGCTACTTTAGTCTTAGTCGTTTCCTTAAGCATAAGGTAAAAAAAGCAGTCGACTTTATGTTTCAGTTTGAGAAAAATCTAGCTGCACATTGTAAAAAGAAAGGTTATGATGGAGTAATATGTGGTCACATACACCATGCAGAGATTAAAGAGATTGATGGTGTGACTTATATGAATGATGGAGATTGGGTAGAATCAATGACAGCATTAGTTGAGCATCATGATGGATCATGGGAAATAGTAACATGGACACAGGAGAACGACAATGTGGTTGATGATATTGATAGCGGTCCACGTGACCAATCCAAATGATATACCAGGAAAAATTAATTTACAATTCCAAACACAACAACAGTGTGAGCAGGTTCTACAATCAATGATATACTGGTTAAAGTTTGAAAAATTTAAGGTTGAAGGTAAATGTCAGAAAGCATAGAGGATAAAATTACAATAGTTGTTCCTTGTAAGAATGAGGAAGACTACATTCTTCATTTGTTGGAATCTTTACGTCAACAAGATATCGGCAAAACTAGAATTATTATTGCAGATTGTTCTACTGATAATACTAGGCGAGTTATATACCAACATACTCATGCCTCTCAAAATGTTGAAATTATCCAAGGTGGTCCAGTATCGACTGCCAAAAACAATGGTGCTAGATTAGTAACAACGCCTTACATTCTATTCATTGATGCTGATGTTCGTTTTTTTAAAAATACAGTTATCCAAGACGCTGTTAAAGAAATGGAAGCCAACAATTTAGATCTTGTTGGATTAAACATCAAATGTTATGACAACGATATACGAGCAATTGTTGGGTTTACTATTTTCAATGCTATTAATAACATTCTAAAACACTTCTCTCCATTTGCAGTGGGTGCATTTATGTTAACCCGCAGAGATAAGTTTGAGGAAATAGGAGGTTTTCCTGAAAAGTTATCTACATCAGAAGATTATTTTCTTTCAAGACTGTACGACCCTAAAAAGTTTAAAATATTAAATCACTATTTTGGACAGGATTCTCGTAGGTTTAAAAAGATGGGTTATTTTGGTATGGCATGGTATCTAGTCAAGAATTTTATAAATCGAAATAACCAGAAATATTGGGACAAGTTGGACGGCACTAAGTATTGGAATTAAGTTTCTGATACCTAATCAAAGGGAGCTTCGGCTCCTTTTTTTTATTTTCTATAAATACTTAGTTAACGTTTATGGAGATACCATGAGTGCAGCATCAGACAAATATGAAAAAGATGTAGCAGATAATGTCAATAAAATCCCAGGAGTGAAAGCTACACGTCCTCCAGGAGATACTGCATACGCAGACGTATTGATTAAATATAAGAAACTTGAACACTGGATGGAAGTCAAGATGAACCATACTGACAATCTATCTAATCCTCGTGTATTTTATGAAAATGGCAAATGGCAAACTACATATAAAACTCCATCTGCAAAAGCGGCAGTCGATATTCTTAATAGTTCTACACAGACTGAAGCATTCCTAAAAGCTATTGCGAAGTATTCAGGAATTCCTTTTAAAAGCTTAAAGATTCCAACAACTAAAAGCGGGTTAAAAGAACCAGGAGCTGTACCACTTATGGTAATGAAGAAGTATTTTGATCAGCCTGGCATTAATCGCTACATTGCTAATAAAGAAAAGATGGATCTAGGTAAAGTGGTAACAGATCATTATATTAAAGGTAAAGCACAACCTGCATATTATATGCAGGCAGGAGATGACTTCTATAGAATCTCAAATGTTGATCCATTTAAACTTGGTACAGATATTCCATTACTTTCAGGAAGTGGAGACTTTAAAGTTAGAATCTCAACTAGATCTGAATTCTATGAAGTTCAAGCAGAGATTAAAATTATGAATATGCCTGATAGTAAGTACTCCGTTAAACCTGGAACTAATAAAAAGAATCCATTTATTAAATGATAACTAGTTATCAAAATGAAACTGTATCATTTCAGACACATTGTCAAAAAGAAACAGTGTACAAATGACGAGAAATGTGGTATAATATCCTTATAGAATAAAAAAGGAAATATGTTAAGTTTCAAAGAATACAACAGTAAATTAGGTACATTATCAATATTCGATATTGATGATACGTTGTTCCATACAACCGCAAAGATTGCAGTTGTTAAAGATGGTAAGAAGATCAAGAATTTAACGAACAACGAGTTCAATACATACAAGCTTGGAAATGGAGAGTCTTTCGACTTCTCAGAGTTTAGAGATTCAGAAAAGTTCTACAAAGAATCTGAGCCTATACATAGAATGTTGACTAAAGCAAAGATCATCTTAGATCGATCAACAAGAAATGCAAAGAGTCGTGTAGTGATAGTTACTGCACGAGCAAACTTCGATAACAAAGATCGATTCTTAGAAACATTTAGTAAACACAAATTTGATATCGGTAAAGTTCGAGTAGAACGTGCAGGTAATATTAGCGGTGATATGATGCCAGCACACAAAAAAGCTATCATCATTCATAATTATTTAAGTACAGGTCAATTTAGTAAAGTAAGATTGTTCGATGATGCTATGAGTAACTTGAAAGAGTTCTTGAAGTTAAAGAATTCATTCCCAAAGATTAAGTTTGAAGCTTACTTTGCAAAACCTAATGGAAGTATAAAGACAATAAAATAATGTTAAAATTTAAAGAACATATAGTAGAACAAAAGAATGTTCATATGGAACATTTGGAAGATCTCATCTTCAATGAAGGTGTTGCTGGGACTCGTAAAGCGATTAATTTTCTTCGTGATCTTCGTGACATGCTTGCTGGACATACAAAGACAAAAGTTGCTGCTACAGTAAAATGGGATGGTGCTCCCGCTATTTTTGCCGGTGTCGATCCTGCAGACGGTAAGTTCTTCGTTGCAAAAAAAGGAATCTTCAACAAGAATCCTGAAGTCTATAAGACGAATAAAGATATTGATACTCATCTAAGCGGAGATCTAAATGCAAAGTTTAAAGTTGCATTAAAAGAATTCTCTAAGCTTGGAATCAAGAGTGGAGTCTATCAAGGCGATATGATGTTCACTAAAGGTGATGTTAAGACTATTACTATAGGTGAAGAAGACTTCATTACTTTCCATCCTAATACGATCGTCTATGCAGTTCCAGCTAATAGTACACTTGCTAAAATGATTAATGCTGCATCTGTAGGTGTTGTATGGCATACTACGTATGAAGGTGATACTCTCGAGACAATGAAAGCATCATTTGGTAAAAGTATTATTGCAAATTTAAAGCATGTGAAGTCTGTATGGATGGATGATGCTAACTATAAAGATTATTCTGGCACTGCAACATTTACTGCAACAGAGACTGCGGAATTAACTGCAATCTTATCGAAGATCGGCAAGTTATTCAATGCAACTACATCAGGTGCAATTAATGCAATCCATCAGGATAACGATCTATTAAACATGGTAAAGATGTTTAATAACTCTAAGATTAGGAATTCTGAGAAGATCACCAACACAAATAAGCATGTAAATGATCTCTATAATTTTATCCATGATCGATATCAAAAAGAGATGGATAAGAAGAAAACAGATGCTGGAAAAGCTACACAAGAAGCAGCTAGAAAGAAAGTATTAAAGTTCTTTGTTGACCATGATAAGACCGACATTGCTCAAATATTCGATCTAGCAAATCTGATCATCGATGCAAAGAATATGATTATCAATAAGATGAACTCAGCAGGACATATTAAGACGTTCTTAAAAACTGCATCAGGATTCAAGACTACTGGAGTCGAAGGTTTTGTTGCTATTGACCATCTAACAGGTGGTGCAGTTAAGATTGTAGATCGTTTAGAATTTAGCCGTGCCAACTTTTCACCCGATATAATTAAAGGTTGGCAGAGATAATAATATTATAAATAGAATTACAGTTAGGCCACGGCAACCCTGTATTGTTCGGATAAGACTAAGGTAAACTCCAATGGAAAAGAAGATTGAAATAAACAAGTCAAAGACTCCCCCAAAAGCCTCCTCAGCTGGTTTTTCGACTAGTAAGAAGCAACTTGATAAGATAGAAATAAACCCAAAGGTGCCATCTGAGGTCGCCGAACAAGCAGGTAACGCCGTGGTGCTAACTTTCGGTAGGTTTAATCCTCCTACTGTAGGACATCAAAAGCTAGTGGAAGCAGTCAAGAAGATTGCAGCAAGTAAAAGAGCAAAACCACTAGTGTATCTCTCACATTCCCAAGATAGTAAAAAGAATCCATTGTCATACAAAGACAAGATGAAGTATGCTCGCGAAGCATTTGGCGATCTTATGCATGTTTCAAAAGCAAAGACTATCATTGAGGTATTAAAAGAATTAGAGAACACATATAAGAATATTACAGTTGTAGTAGGTTCAGATCGTGTGAATGAATTTAGTTCACTATTAAACAAGTATAACGGAAAAGAATATAATTTTGATAGCATCGTTGTTGAATCCGCTGGTGAGCGTGATCCCGATGCAGAAGGAGTAGCCGGTATGTCAGCATCTAAGATGAGACAAGCAGTACAAGAAAACGATATGAAGACATTTAAGTCAGGTCTTCCATCTAAGCTTAAGTCAGTAGCTAAAGAGATGTTTAATGTTCTAAAAGTTGAGATGAATATTCGCGAACAAATGGAAAACGAATTAGAAGCTGAAGGTTTGTTAAATGAAGCAGTATTAAATCTTCAGCAAAGAATTAAACGTAAGATCCTCATGCGCAAGTATAAAACCAAACTTCAGCGTGCAAAACAGATTGCTAAACGTAGAATGGCAGGTACTCCTAAATTAAAAGTTAGAGCGCAGAAGATGGCAAGAGACGTTGCTCGTAAAAAGTTTGCAGGTCAAAGAGGTGTTAAGTATCATGAGTTATCGCCGTCAGATAAGATTGCAGTTGACAAGATAATTGACAAAAAGGGAGCGTTAATTAAGAGAATCGCATCACGCCTATTACCAGTTGTTCGCAAGAAAGAAGTTCAAAGACTACAATCATTTAGATCTGGTAAAGCTATGAAACCACAGCCTATTAAACCAGTGAATGAGGAAAACAATATTATGGAAATGGTTTCATTTAAAGAGATGTCACAGCAAGTAAAACGTCGTGGTCGTCCAGCTAAACCTGAGACACTTGCTAAACGTGCAGCTGCTGCAAAAACAAAAGCTAAAGAAAATGGTGAAGAGGATTACGGTCCGGATAATGGTCGTGAAGCAGATCAGAATCTAATTATTCAACTTCAAAAATCCATCTCAATGAGTGGTAAGAAGGATGTTACATTTGATCAAGGTCCTGCAGTAATGATTAAACCTGATCAAGCACGTAAAGCGCTCGATCATTACTTCGGTCTTAATAAGCCATCAGATAAATTAGCATTCATTAAAAATGCAAGTGCTAACTATGTCAACTTCAAGAAGATGATTGGTGAAGAGAAAGATGACACTAATCAGTTACTAACGATCATTGAAAATGTAATGGATCGTATTGAGATGACTGAGATCTCTGAAGAAGCTACTGATGGACTGAAGAGAAAAGCAGAAAAATCTAAAATTCCTTTAGGAATATTAAAACAAGTTTATAGACGTGGTGTAGCTGCATGGAATTCAGGCCATCGTCCAGGAACAACTCCACAACAATGGGCATTTGCTCGTGTAAATTCCTTCATCACAAAGGGTAAAGGAACATGGGGCGGCGCTGATAGTGATTTAGCTGCAAAAGTACGTAAAGAATCAATTGATGAAGCTGGTCTTTGGGCCAATATTCATGCTAAGCGTGAACGTATTAAAAGTGGTTCAGGTGAACGCATGCGTAAACCAGGTTCAAAAGGTGCACCGTCCAAAGACGCAATAAAGAGCGCTCAAGAAGCTTTTAAAATGCCTCCAGAATCTATAGCAGATAAGTTACGTCGTCGTCAACAAGAACTTCGTAAAAAATCAGGTCTTCCTGACCCCGAGCACTACAAGAAAATGGCTGCTCAAAAGCAGAAAGAGATCGATGCGCTTAAAACTGAAGAAGATTCTCGTTTAGAAAAATCAGGATACCATAAAGGTCTAAGTCCATCTACAGCAAAAGCTAGAGTTGCACATTGGAAAAAGATGGATAAGCTTTCAGATAGTGATCCAAGAGCATATGAGCCTGCACCTGGAGATGCAAGAGCAAAAACTAAAGAGTCTAAACATACAAAAAAATACAAAGAAATGTATGGAGAGCAGGTAGTAAATGAAGATGCAGCGTCTCATCTAAGAGCTTCAGCAGCTATGGCTAAAGCAGGTAAACATATTGCTGCTGCGATACATAAGAAAATTGCAGGTGCTCTTCAGCGTGGTGATAATACTACAGCTCAAGGGTTTAAAAGACAGCTTCAAAACGCTAAAGCAAAAACAGCAAATGAGAGTTTAAATGAGCAGATTGAATGGAATGTGATTGACTATTCAAATATGAAACCAGAAGCAGCTCCTACTGTTTCAGAGATGAAGCACTTCATGCGTGCACAAGATGGTTTTGAGCATCATCCTGAAGTTAGAAAGCTTATGACGTTTAAAGAGATGAAAGCTGCACCTAAAATGACAAGCACTACGGTTCGCTCAAGTAAACAAATGGAGAATGATCCTGAAGATCAGATCTTTGTTGGTTCATATCGTTCAAAGCATTTTGAAACAAGTCCTGAAGCACAAAAGCTTTACATGAATCTTCCAAAAGGAACTGATCCAAACATGGCATCAATGGCAGCACAAGAACAAGATAACCTATTTGGAATTTGGAAGAAAGTTCAAGTATCTAAGTTTGCAACTCCAGAAGATGTTGCTGCCGCAAAATTAGCAGCAATGAAGGTTATGAAGTTTGCAGGTGATATGAATCTTAATTCAGAACATGGTTATGTTGTTGATATATACAGAAAGATCGTAGATGCTCAAAGTGGAAATACTGAACGTCCACCATCAGCGCATCTACCAGATGACCCACGTTTCCAGACATTGCCAAAAAACCTGAATCAAGAACCAGGTCCAGGTAATGATAAGGATGTTGATAACCTATCTAATTATTTGATCTCGCGTAATATTAAAGCACAGCGAAAATTGAAGATTATTGATAATGACTAAGATAAAATATGGCTCAGTTTAGAACAGACCAACATAAGTTAGATGGTAACAGTCTTCGTACTCGATACAAAGTATCCATGTTATCAGACAGGCTAACGCCTTCTGGTACTTTGACTGATGCGTTTGGTCGTTTAAGAATATCTAGTCCATTCACTTTGTTTGAAATTACATTATGTGCTGCAAGTGGTACCAACGGAGCAGATGTATATGCTGCTGCAGACTGGGAAGAGATCACAAGATAAATATAACACTATGAAAACATTAAAACAACATCTAGAAGAGACGTACTGGGACGAAGGCGAAGTTGTCCAAGAATGGACAGAGCAAGAGTTCGTTAGTGTACTTCTAGAGGCAGAATATCAAGGTCGTAAAGTAAAGCTTGATCAGCCCTTCTCAGGTGATTCTAAGCATAAGCGTTATGTTTACGTAAAGAACGAAAAAGGCAATATCATTAAGCTCGGTTTCGGTGATCCGAATATGGAGATTCGTAGAGATAATCCCGATGCTAGAAAGAGCTTTAGAGCAAGACACCATTGCGATACAGATCCAGGACCAAAGTGGAAAGCACGTTATTGGTCTTGCAGATTCTGGTCGTCAACACCAGTTAACAAATTAGATTAAGGACGTATTATGTCAGTCGAAAAAGAAATCAGAAAGATTCTTGCAGAGGCAACTCCTGCATCAGTTAGAGCAAAACAAGATCTAGTACGTTCAGGTCTAGGTGGCCGTGATAAGAATGCATCAGCTGTTATAAAGGCGTTAGAAAATCCAGAAGCAGCGATGAAGAATCCTGCTAAGCGTGAGATGCTTCTTAAGGTTATGCAAGATCTTCTAGATGTGGTTGTTAACGATCCATCAATGGTGTCAAAGACTAAGACCGCTCTTCGTAAAGAAGAAGTTGAAGAGCTTGAAGAGAAGTTAGTCGGTGGTCAGAAGAAACTTGATGCCAATAAGAATGGTAAGTTAGATGCTGAAGACTTCAAGAAACTTCGTGGTGAAGCTAATAAGCCTAAAGCTGAAGATGACGAAGAAGATGAAGACGAGATGGATGATGAGGAAGATAAAGAAGATGACGAAGAAATGGAAGATGATGAAGATGAGAAAGAAACACCTGAGCCTCGTAAGAATTTCAAAGGCTTCAAAAAAGGAATGAAAGAAGAAAAAGCGGAAGAGGGTTACGTATCTCACGCTCAACGTAAAGCTGTATGGGCTTCACGTAATGACGAGAAAGAAGCTAAGAAGCGTAAGATGAAAAAAGAAGAAATTCAAGTGGATGAACAATACGCTATTAAGCATAAGCTTTCTAAACAGGTTCTAAGCACACATAAAGATATGTCTAGTGCAAAAGATGAATGGAAAGGTATTGATAAAGACCAAAGACATTTCTATCATGTAGTTGCACATAGTAAACCTGCAAAAAGTCATAGTATGAAAGAAGATCTTCAATTAGAACAAGCTCCTGTTGCTCCAGCACCAGTTAAGCATCGTATTGCTGTTACTGTTTCTGAGCCAGATCATACTATGGTCACTAAACGTAAAGAGCAAGTTCTAAAGCATGTTGTAGTTTCGCATGGTCCTGATAAAAAGTCTGCTCAAAAGCTTGGTGAAAAGTTTTATAAGAAGAAGGGCTATAAAGTTCATGGCTCTGAGCATGCAGGAATTAAAGAAGAAGTTAAACTAGACGAAGCTGTAAATCGTCCTCAACCCAATTTACCATCAATGTCATCTGATGACGCAGTTGCCAATGCACAAAATAGGGTTCAAAGACAAAAAAAATATTTGGAACTTTTAAAAGCACAAGATAAAACTACAGATTACGAAACACAACGACGTAAAAAAGAAAATCCAATCCCAAAAGAAGATGGTTTTCTACGTAGTCTAAGTATGAAGAATGAAGCTGCATTTGGTAAAGATAAAGCTGCAAATCTAAAAGCTGCATTAGATCGTCATTCCGAAAAAGCAATTGCTGCTAATAAAGCTGGTGATGATATGGCAGTTAAAGTTCATCAGTCAAAGATGAATATGCTCAAGAATAAGATGGCTAAGATGGCTAAAGAATCTGTAACTACTAATTATAATATGGTTAAAGGTCAAACTCAGAATAAAAATCCAACTAAGAAGCTTGCAACTGATTATACTGCAGTTATTAGAAACATCAAAACTGATAAGACTCAGAAAGAAGAGATCGATCAAATTAATGAATTAAAAAAGTCTACAGTTAAATCTTATCTTCAAAAGAAGATGAATAAGCCAGGTGTTCCTTCACAGAAAGATGTATCTGGAATGGCAAATGCAACAGTACGTTTGATGAATAAAAAGCCTACTTCAGAAGAGATTGAACAGTTGGATGAACTATCACCTGCAACTAAGGCATCATATGTTGCTAAGGCCAAAGATCAAATAAAGCAATCTGTACCTTATACTAAAAAAGGTGAAGAGTACAGAGATATTGCCAAGAACTTTATTAAGAAGCGCGAAAAGGGTATTGCAAAAGCAATGGGTCTTAAAGAAGGTTATGGCGAAGATGATATTGCTAATGGTGGTACAGTTATCTACAAGCATGAAGGCAAACACTATATGAGCAAGGTGTCTCATAAGACCGGTGGTGGTGCGGGGACTAAAGTTCACACTTCATCTGCTCTAAAGCATGTAGTACCACTTCACCATGTTGTTAGCACCGATGCATCTGACTGGAATAAATTTAAGAATGCTTCAGTTAAAGAAGAGAATGAAGTTGTAGAAGATAAGAACGATTATCAAAGAAAGATTGAAAAGAACAATAAGAACTTTATTGCTGCAAGTAAGCGCCAAAAGAATCCTCTTACAAATGTTCATACAGCAAAAACAAAAATGAAGCCTGTAAAAGAAGAAGAGCAGGTTGACGAAGCATTCCCAACAGTGGACGATGCTAAGAAAAGAATGAAAGACGCTCTAAAGAGCAAATATGATAAGAAGAAAATTTCAACTGGAACTGTTTATACTAAGAAGTATAAAGAAGAGCCAGAAGACGAAAAAAAGTCTGATAAATAAAAAGAATTAATTAATAACAAGGAGAAGTAAAAATGGCACAATGGGGAAATACCGACGATGCTGCTAATTCAGTCTTATGGGCAGCAAGCCAATTAAACGTACTTGCAAACACTGGCAATCAGACAAATTTGTTTGGTAACACCACTGCAAGTGCATTTGTTAATAATATGATTGTTGGTCAGTTTGGCGTCGATACAACAGAGATGGGTATATCAGCAGGTCCGCTTGTTGATTTTGTTATTACTTTTGCTGGATCTGGATATTCAGCAAATGCAGCAGTCACTCTAACAGGTGGCGGTGGCAGTTCTGGTGTAGCAAATGCTCAAGCATCAGGCGGCAGAATTACTGCAGGTAATATTAGTACTAGAGGATCAGGTTACACATCAAATCCTAGCGTAGCGATCGCAGCACCAACAGCTGTAACATTCAATGGTTCAACCGCACCAGATGCTACAAATAATACTATTACTATCGCTACAGCAAACAGCAAATTCTTAGTTAATGACATCGTATTATATAAGAGCACAACAGGCGCAGTGGTTCCTGGTCTTTCAAATAATACTAACTATTTTATCTCGTTCTCAAATACTACTGTAGTAGCTCTTTCAACTACAAAAGGTGGATCTAATGTAGATATTACAGGTGCTGGTTCAGCAGATACTGCGCACTCTCTAACTGGTGAAACTGCTACTGGTGTTATTACAGTTGGTGGAGCTAAGAGCAAAGGTGTTGAACACGCTGGATGGGTTCTTAGAACAGTTGGTACAGGTGGAAGAGCTGGTCGTGTGCAGTATGAAACACTAGTTGCAATGGGATCAATCTCAACCGATGCATCTGATGATAATCCATTACCGGACGCTTAATATCATATGACTGATCGTGCAAAAAAGATAACTGAATTAACTGCATGCACAACGCCTGCTTCGACGGATCTTCTTATCATTGAGACCGATCCGTCGGGTACGCCTGCTACTAAAAAGATCACAGTACTAAATGTTCTTAATTCAGGATTTATTAATGCCGCCAGTATAACTGGAATCCGCGGTCCATATGCTACCGATGCCGCTGCTAATACAGCAAATGTGGCAATTGGTAAATTGTATTACAATGCTGATGGAACAGTAAAAATTAGATTAACATAATAATGATTGATGAACTGACTGAAGATACATTTTTATTGTATGCTGCAAAACATTATGATAATCCAAACTGTCATGATGTAATGGAGTTTTATGATGATCTGAAAAGATTCAAATATCTTAAGAAGCTCTTTCAACGCTACGTTACAAATGGCGAATTGAAAGAGCGTCTTATTTTGAATCACATTATCGTATTGAATAATATATTCGGTACACCAGCATGTTCTAATATGTTGATGATGAAGTTGTTTGATTATTCTCCACAGGTTGCACCGTTTTTAGTTTTATTAAATATACTTCCTAATAGAGTAGAATTTAATGGAAATAAATTATTGACTAGTGATATATCATTAGATCAATATATTGTAGAAAAATTAAGAAAGATTTAAATGTCAAATCGCTTAACAGATATATTTTTAACATACCAATTTCTTAAGAGATTGACTACGCCATTTGATAAGTGGGAAGCGTATAAGTTAGGAATAATCGATGCTGATGGTAAAGTACTAAAGAAAAGAAAAGACCTTCAGACATTAGAAGAAAAGGGCGCGTGGGGCTATTTCGATATCTTGACCGCCAATTTGAAAAAACTTATCATGAAGATTCCTGGCGGACAATCGAGAATAGCAACATTTGCCGCAGCTCTATTGTTATTAAGAGAGCATAGACATGCTACTATAAACAGTCAAGAGTTATTAGAAGAAAAGTTCAAAGAATGTTATGCTTTAGCCGAAGCTAGAATGACTGAAGAAGGCGAAGGTGGTCTTCCAGCAAATAATGTCGGTGGTGGTAAAGTAGCAGGTCTTGGTGTAGGTGCACAAGGTGAACCTGCAGGTAAGATTAAAACAAAAAATAAAATGTTAAAGAGGAAAGTAATCGATGTGGATGCTAAGTATAATCCCTGAAGCTAAAATAACTCTTGCAATTCATGCATTATTTGCTGTAACATTAATAGGTGTTATTGCATCATGGGGATTATCTCTCATTCCACCGTTTAAAGTTTGGGCTGTTCCTCTTAAGTATATCTTCTTATGTGGACTTCTTGGATCAATCTATCTTGAAGGTGGTATACAGAACGAGAAGAAGTGGTTAGATAGAGTTGCTGAGATGGAAGAGAAAGTAAAAATATCAGAAGCTAAGTCGAAAGAGACTAATACTATCATCAAGACTAAGATAGTTGAAAAAGTAAAGAAAATAAGAGAAGAAGAATATAAGATAGTTGAAAAGATTAAAGAAGTAGAGAAGTTAATCGATGCAAAGTGTGAGTTAGATCCTGCTGTAATTACTATATTGAATGATGCAGCGAAAGGATCTACACCATGAGATTAACATCTATTTGCATTCTAACATTGGCGATGTTATTAACAGCATGTAGTACTACAGTTCCTGTTAAAAGGAATTTTCCTGATGTTCCATCAGAGCTTAAGGAAAAATGTGTTGAGCTTAATCAACTTCCTGCAGAAACACAGAAGCTAAGTGAAGTACTTACTTCAGTAACAAAGAACTATTCTGAATATCATCTATGTAAGAATAAAACAGATATGTGGATAGAATGGTATGACACGCAGAAACAAATATTCGATGAGGTGAAATGATGAAAAAACTTGCAATTATATCTGTATTCTTATTAAGCGGTTGTTCAGTTGTTCAATCGTATTTTATGGCTAAGTATGACACTGTTGAACATGCTATGATTAACGATATTCGTACTACAGCAGAGATTGCTAATTGTAAAGATCTACCAGCAATGAAGGTCACAGCTTATAGATTATATTCTGTTGGAACAGCGTTTAAGAACTATTCAAATAGTATTCCTAATAATGAACCTTCAGCAATTATTGCAGACAATCTATTGACAATCATTAATGGGGTTAATAATAAATATCAGACTAGTTCTGAAGTAAGCGAGACTTACTGCAAGCTAAAGATTGATTCTATTAAAAATGCTGCAGCTGAGGCTCAGCGGGTAATTGCAAGGAAGCCAAGATGAATGTAGATCTATTACTAATCGAGATGTTGTCAAGCGACAATGAATATGCAAATCAAATCGCTTCAAAGGCAAAGACATATAAAGATCTGTTTGATAAGAAACAGATCGATGCAGAAGAATATAAAGAATTCATGAATGATATTGTTGCAGAGGTTAATATCTCTAAAGCTGCTATGGAATTAGAAACTAAAGAAAAATTAAATTCTATGCTGAATGCACTGATAAGTGTCGCATCACTAGCAGCATAAATCATATAAAGGAAGTATCATGGCAGAAGAAGCTACTCAAGTAGACAAGCCAGCAATAGATTGGATGACCACAAAATGGCGTCCTATGATGGCAGTAACATATATGGCGATCAACATCTGTGATTTTATTTTATTCCCAATCCTATTTGGAGTTATCCAATTTTGGGAAACAGAAGCAGCTAATGATGCATTCCGTCAATGGCAGCCAATGACATTGCAATTTGGTGGTTTAATTCATATGGCATTTGGTGCAATTTTAGGGATCTCAGCATGGACTAGAGGCCAAGAAAAAGTTGCAGCAATTAATGCTGGATCAGAAGAGAAATAATCATGATGATGACAGAATCGGAACAAATAGAAACCTATTCAAGGATAGCCGTGCTAGAGACCGAAATGAAAAACATCAGCTCTGAACTAAAGGAATTCAGGAAAGAGCAAAAAGAACAACATGCAGCCATGTTAGGTGAATTCAAGTCACTTGAAGAGCGCTTGCACGTTATTGAAAAATGGCGTTGGATGATAATAGGTGGTTCAGCGTCAATCGGTTACGTAATAGCAGAAGTATTGCGATACATAAAATAGTGTACTTATTAAGCTAATTATTGTATAATACTCTATGGTCTCATCATAGGGTATATAACATGTTATGGCTTGAAAATAAGTATATCGGTCTTCTGTCTAACCGATTGCAGCAGTTTAAACGTAAGAAGCAAGACTCTTATAACTTCAGATGTCCAGTCTGTGGTGACAGTAATAAGAATAAGTATAAAGCAAGAGGATGGGTTTATCCAAAAGAAGGTAAACTCCTCTTTCATTGCTTTAACTGTAATGTAACACTCTCTTTACCCAAGCTTATCAAGACAGTTGATCCTGTCTTATATGATGAGTTCAACCGAGAAAGAATACAATCTGAGGTTGAAGGGAAAGACGATCATACTGCATTTGTTGAGAAGATGAAAAAACCGAAGTTCGTCAAAGACGGACCTCTAAAAGATATACCAAAGATCTCTCAACTTAATCATGATCATCCAGCGAAGAAGTATATCATTAGTCGTCAAATCCCAAATTTCTTTCATTCGCAGTTGTTCTTTGCTCCGAAATTTAGGGAATGGGTTAACACTTTAATTCCTGATAAGTTTGATTTAAGTAAGAGTAAAGATGAATCTAGGATTGTAATTCCTTTCATCGATGAAGAAAAAAATTTATTCGGTTTTCAAGGCAGATCATTAAAAGCTAACGACAACGTTAGATATATAACTATCATGCTGGAAGAAAGACCAAAGGTATATGGTCTAAATAATCTTGATAAAAGCAATCCAATATATATCACTGAAGGTCCTATTGATTCGATGTTCATAAAGAATGGTATTGCAATGGCAGGCGGCGATTTTGTTAATGATTTAAATCGCTTGAACTTAGATAAAAATAAAGCAATTATTGTTTATGATAATGAACCAAGGAATAAGGACACCATCAAGCGAATTGAGAAGTCCATAGAACATGGTTATTCAGTATGTATCTGGCCTGATCATCTACCATATAAAGATATTAATGAGATGATTCTTGCTGGACTTACTCAAACAGACGTCATGACTCTTATCAATAGTAACACACACAAAGATCTACAAGCAAAACTACGTTTATCATTTTGGAAAAAGGTTTAAATTATGAAGGTGAAGTTGATTAGTTATTCTGAATCTGCTGGATCTATGCCAGCAAACGTTGATAATATGCAAGATTTGGTAGCATTTTGTGCCAGAGTTTCAAACCCAAGCAATCAATTAAATGTAGAGACATCAGATAAGCTTATCAAGTATCTTGTTAAGCATAAGCATTGGTCTCCTCTGGAAATGGTGAGTGCATGTTTAGAGATTGAAACGACACGTGATATTGCAAGACAGATGCTTCGTCATCGTAGCTTTAGTTTTCAAGAGTTTAGTCAACGTTATGCAGACCCTACTAAAGATTTAAGCTTTAAATTACGTGAAGCACGACTTCAAGACACAAAGAATCGCCAGAATAGTATTGAAACTAATGATAAGTTATTGCAAGATCAATGGAATCAAAAGCAGCAATTAGTTATTGAATCAGCCATATCAGCATATGAATGGGCTATTGAACAAGGTATTGCAAAAGAACAAGCGAGGGTGGTATTACCTGAAGGTAATACTGTAAGTAGAATGTATATGAATGGAACATTACGATCATGGGTGCATTACATAGAACTTCGATCTGCAAATGGAACGCAGAAAGAACATATTGAAGTCGCACGAGCTTGCGCGCAAGTAATCGCCAAGGTATTTCCACTAATAAATGAGTTTGTACAACAATAAGAATAATCCGGAGAAATGAATGAATAATACAATCGATGGCATTGTCATTGACTATAGCAGGGATAGTTTGTTTGATGAGTTAGGAATTAAGCGATTAAAAGAATCCTACATGAGAGAAGAAGAAATCTCACCGCAAGAAAGGTTTGCATATGTTTCAAAAACTTTTGGAAGTAATCCAGAACACGCTCAACGTCTTTATGATTATAGTTCTAGGCATTGGCTTTCTTATTCTACCCCTATTCTTTCTTTTGGGCGTAGTAAGCGTGGTCTTCCTATTAGCTGCTTTCTTCCCTATCTGGATGATAGCGCAGAAGGTCTCGTCAATACGCTTAGCGAAGTAAATTGGTTATCAATGTTAGGAGGCGGTGTTGGAATCGGTATGGGGATACGTTCTGCTGATGATAAGTCTGTTGGTATTATGCCACATCTACGTACTTATGACGCATCTTCACTCGCCTATCGTCAAGGCCGTACTCGCCGCGGTAGTTACGCCGCTTATCTTGATATTAGCCATCCAGATATTCTTATTTTTCTTGAGATGAGAAAGCCAACAGGCGATCCTAATATGCGTGCATTGAATCTTCATCATGGTATTAATATTACTGATGATTTTATGCAGCTTATCGAGAAGTGCATGTTAGATCCAACAGTAGATGATACATGGGAACTAAAAGATCCTAAAGATGGGACAATAAGAGATACTATTCCTGCTCGCGAATTATGGCAGCGTATCCTAGAAAATCGTATGTTGACTGGTGAACCATACATTCATTATATCGATACTAGCAATAGAGCAATGCCAGAGTTTCAAAAGAAACTTGGTCTAAGTATTAAACAATCAAATTTGTGCAGTGAGATTATTTTACCAACAGATAAACAGCGTACAGCAGTATGTTGCTTATCATCAGTTAATTTGGAGTATTATGATGATTGGAAAGATGACAAACTTTTTCTACGGGACATCGCGGAGATGCTCGATAACGTTCTTCAGCACTTCATTGATAATGCTCCTGACAGCATATCACGTGCAAGATATTCTGCTAGCCGTGAACGGAGCATTGGTGTTGGCGCTCTCGGTTTTCATGCTTATCTACAAAAGAACTCATTAGCATAGGAATCTGCATTAGCTATATCTGCAAACAATCGCATGTTTAAAAACATTAGGACTAAATTAGATGAAGCAAATCTTCAACTTGGACAAGAACGTGGTGAAGCGCCGGATGCTGCAGGTACTGGTCTTCGCTTCAGCCATCTCATGGCTATTGCACCCAATGCTAGCTCTTCTATTATCATGGGCAACACTTCTCCTAGTATTGAGCCATATAGAGCAAATGCATATAGACAAGACACGCTCTCAGGATCATCATTGAATAAGAATAAGTTCTTAGATGCTATCATTAAAAAGTATTGCGATAGTCCTCCTGTTAGAAATAAACTTGGTATGTTATATGATGAAGTGTGGTCTTCTATTATTGCAAATGATGGATCATGTCAGCATCTAGATTGGATGGATGAATATACAAAAGACGTATTTAAGACTGCGATGGAAATTGATCAACGTTGGATTATTCAACATGCAGCAGATCGTCAAAATTATATTGATCAAGCTCAATCAGTTAATATATTTTTCCGTCCTGATACTAATGTCAAATATCTTCATGCAGTGCATTTCCAAGCATGGAAACAAGGACTAAAGACACTTTACTATTGCCGTTCAGAGAAACTTGCAAAAGCTGATAAAGTATCACGTAGAATTGAACGTGAAGTTATGCAAGAGATTAATTTAAAACAACTAGCTACAGAAGAAGTTTGTTTAGCTTGCGAAGGGTAATATATATGTCTAAGAAAAGCACACTAACAGATGAGCGTTCATCGTTCAAACCCTTCAACTATCCATGGGCATATGATGCATGGTTGAAGCATGAGCAGTCGCACTGGCTGCATACCGAAGTCCCTATGTTGGAGGATGTAAAAGATTGGAAGAAGAAACTAACACCGGAGCAGAAGCAATTTCTAACTCACATATTTCGTTTCTTCACTCAAGGGGATGTGGATGTGGCGGGCGGCTATGTAAAGAATTATCTCCCATACTTTCCACAACCAGAAGTGAGGATGATGCTTCTAGGGTTTGCTGCTCGGGAGGCTCTACATGTAGCTGCGTACAGTCATCTAATTGAAACATTAGGACTTCCAGATACAACATATAATGAATTCCTAGCTTATCAGGAGATGAAGGATAAACATGATTATGTTCTTGATATTAGTTCACAGAATGGCGATAGGGCTTCTACTGCTACTCACATTGCAGTATTCTCTGCTTTCACCGAAGGAATGCAACTATTTAGTTCCTTTATCATGTTACTTAATTTCCCACGCCACGGGATGATGAAGGGAATGGGTCAGATCGTTACATGGTCTATTGTTGATGAGACTATGCATGCTGAATCCATGATTAAGTTATTTAGAACTTATATCGAAGAGAATAGAGAAATCTGGAATGATGAGCTTAAAGGAAAGATCTATACCATCGCTGAAAGAATGGTTGAACTTGAAGATAAGTTTATTGATCTTGCTTTTGGTATGGGTAGTATGCCAGATCTATCTGCTGATGACGTTAAAAAATATATACGTTATATTGCTGATCGTCGCCTCATTAGTTTGGGTCTCAAAGGTATATTCAAAGTCAAGAAGAACCCTCTTCCTTGGGTTGAAGAGATGATTAATGCACCAACGCATACTAACTTCTTTGAGAACAGAGCCACCGATTATGCTAAAGGTGCATTGAGTGGAACGTGGGAAGAAGTTTGGGCTTAATAATTGGAGATAAAATGCTAGCTACTACGACAAATATTCTAACATCTATTACATTATGCTATATGGATATTATTGCAAATTTATTAGGATATAAACCATTTGAGAGACATCCATTGTCTTTCACAGACCGTACATCTTTCTTTGAGATTGAATCAAGGAAGCCTAAAGGTAAAAAAAGAAAATAAGGAGCTACTATGAAACGGCTGATCGCATCACTATTGATGTTTATAACACTTACGGCTGGTGCTGAGCCGTTTCGACTTAAATTTGATAAAACTGAATCTGATGACATATATGTCAAGTATGATAAGACTGAATGGGAATTTGTAGGACGCCATAATGATTGGGAACTATATCTATCTAGAGGAGAAACAGATAAGATCAATGGTATGACTGTTATGCATACGATGATAGTATATGATAAGCTTGTAAAAAGCACCACTACAAATGATTTTATTCATAGGATATTTAATTATGGTTTAATTGATTGCGGGAATGGCCGTATATTTTTACTAAAAGATTTTTTTACTGATATAAATCATAAAGTTATTTGGGTAAACAAATATGAGTTTGGTAAGTTTATAGCTGATGTTCCTGAAGATTCACCAAGAGGTAAGGTATATAAATTAATGTGTGAAGGAAAGCATATATAATGTGAGACAGTGCAGTTTAAAATTAATTGTAATAAAAAATAGGAGAAGTCATGAAGGTAACAAAAGAGCAACTAGATAAAATTACAACAAGAAATAAGAATAATGCCGCTCTTGCTGAAGCATTAAATAAGTACTTAGATAAGTATGAAATCAATACTAAGAATCGTGTAGCTGGATTCTTAGCTCAATGTGGACATGAGTCGGTTGACTTCACCGTATTGAAAGAAAATCTTAATTATGGTGCAAAAGGATTGGTTGCAACATTTAAGAAGTATTTTCCAGATGAAGCAACAGCATTAAAATACGAACGTCAGCCAGAAAAGATTGCAAATAAAGTTTATGCTAATCGTATGAGTAATGGTGATGAAGCTTCTGGTGATGGATGGAAGCACAGAGGTAGAGGCGCTATTCAGCTTACTGGTAAAGATAATTATACTAGATTTTCTACAGCTATTGGTAAAACAATTGATGAGACGATCGCTCACTTAGAAACACTAGATGGTGCTATTGAATCTGCATGTTGGTTCTGGAAAACAAATGGTTTAAATGCTATTGCAGATAAAGATGATGTAGTAGCTATGACTAAGAAGATTAATGGTGGCACAATCGGTCTAGAAGATCGTAAAGCGCACTACGAAAAAGCTAAACAAGTTCTATAAGGATTATTATGAAAAAATTATTTTTTATGCTCATGCTAATGAGTACAAGCGCTTTTGCTGGAAATCTATACGACTATAAAGTCACTCGTGTTGTAGATGGTGATACTGTTGAATTTGAAGCGAATTTCCTTCCTGATCCACTTCCTAAGAAACTTTCTATTAGAGTTCTAGGAGTAGATACACCAGAAAAAGGTGGTAGAGCTAAATGCGATAAAGAAGCAAAACTTGCAGCAGCTGCATCTGAGTTTACAAAGAAGTCAGTAGCAAACGGCAAGAAAATTCAAATTGAATTAAAAGAGTGGGATAAGTTTGGGGGAAGAGTCTTAGGTGATGTTATCATCGATGGTAAGTCATTAAGCAAAGAGTTGATTGCAAATGGGCATGCTCGTCCGTATTTTGGTGAAGCCAAGAAATCTTGGTGTGAATAAGGAATGCTATGAACTTTTCCGATAATGATGATATCATCATATGCGAGTCATGCACTTCTGAGTTCTCAGTTGCACAGTTTGGTATTGATGAAGAAGAAGTATCATTTTGCCCGTTCTGTGGTCATTCTCTTTATGACGAGTTTGATGAAGAAGATGAGGAAGATGAAGATGATGACGATGAAGAGTGGTGATGTGGCTTTATCAACATACGAATGAAGAAGTAAAACCCGAAGATGTCGAAGGATACTTCGGGTTTGTTTATCTTATAACTCATATTCGTAGTGGAAGAAGATATGTAGGAAAGAAGTTCTTCACAAAAGCCAAAATCAAGATGGTTAAAGGTAAGAAGAAAAGACTTAGAGTAGATTCTGGTTGGATGGATTATTGGTCTTCAAGCACGACACTTCAAGAAGAAGTTAAGCAAAACGGTGAAGATCAGTATATAAGAGAAGTCTTGCATCTTTGTAAATCAAGATCAGAGTGTTCTTATTGGGAAACATTTGAGATATTTTCTCGTCATGCGTTATTGTCTGATGGATACTATAACGAATGGGTTTCGTGTAAGATAAGAAAAGCACATGTAATAAAGAGTGTACTTAATAAAAGTACTGATATATAATAATATAGTTAAAGTGAATTGGAGTTTCAAATGACAGATCATGTTAAACATTTTATGGCCTCTTCTTCTAAGACGGCTCTTTCTCTCGATAATATCAAGATTGATACAGCAGTAGAAATTCTTGCAAACACACGTGAAATAGGAGGTCGTGTATTTGTTCTAGGAGTTGGTGGCTCTGCAGGTAATGCATCTCATATGGTTAACGATCTTCGTAAGCTGTGTGGCATTCAAGCATATGCTCCCACTGATAACGTATCAGAACTTACAGCACGCACTAATGATGAAGGATGGGAAACTGTCTTTAAAGAGTGGTTAAAAATTAGTTGTTTATCTGCTGGAGATTGTATTGTTGTTCTATCTGTAGGTGGTGGATCTAAAGAGCGAAACATCTCTATGAATTTAGTTCATGCTATTGAACATGCACTAGATATTGGATGTCCTATTGTATCTATCGTAGGTAAGCCTGATGGTTATGCTGCTCAAAAATCTGATGTAGCTATTGTTATTCCCTACACTGATGAGAAATTAGTAACACCTATCTCTGAAGCATTTCAAGCTGTTGTTTGGCATTGCATGGTATCTCACCCTGAACTTCAAGAGAAAGCGACAACATGGTAAAAGCTGTTATCTTTGATAGAGATGGAGTTATCTCTAAATTAGTTAATAAGCATGCTGCATGGAAGTATGAAGACTTTGAACTCTATCCTACTGCAAGAGCTGCTTTAAACGAAACTAAAAATCATGGATTTAAGAACTTTGTAGTTACTAATCAGCCTGATATCATTGATGGTAAATTAAAACTTGAAGATCTTAATAAAATGAATGCTTTGATGATTCATCGATTACCGATTGATAATATTAAGGTATGTTCTGATCGTAGCTCTTATCGATATAAACCTAATACGGGAATGGTAGATGAGCTAATTGCAGATTATAAGATAGATATAAAGAATAGTTTCTTTGTTGGTGATCGCTGGAGAGATATTGTTTGTGGTAAAAGAGTTGGATTGACAACCATCTTAATCATGAATAGTGAAACACAAACCGATTGGCCAGAAGAATATATTAACATTAAACCAGATTACATAGTTAGAACTATTACTAGAGCTGTAAAACTTATTGCGGAGTTAGACCATGAAAGACATCAAAGTATTCTCAGACAGCGCCAAGTGGAGCGACATAATCCGAATGGCACAAGATCCTATGATAAAAGGATTCACGACGAACCCAACATTAATGGCGAAGAGCGGAGTGACGGATTACGAGCAGTTCGCTAAAGACGCTCTTAAGCATATTGCACTAAACTGTCCTGAGAAGAGTATTAGCTTAGAAGTATTTGCTGATGAGTTTGACGAGATGGAACGTCAAGCTTTGCTTATTAAATCATGGGCAAAAGAAGCAGGTGCAAAAGTATATGTTAAGATCCCTATTATGAATACAAAGGGATATGATAGCTATGACTTAATTCGTAGTCTAAGTTTACAAGAAGTTCCTATGAATATCACTGCAGTGTTTACGATCGATCAAGTGCGTAATGCAATGCATAACATAAACATGCATATCCCATCGATCATCTCGATCTTTGCTGGTCGTATTGCAGATGCAGGTATTGATCCAGTTCCTATCTTCGAAGATGGTATTAATCTTCGTGGTACCCGATATCCAAACCTTGAATTTCTTTGGGCATCACCTAGAGAGATCTATAATTATATTCAAGCAAAAGAACTTGGTGTAGATATCATTACTATGACTCCCGATATGATCTACAAGTTGCCTACTATTGGTAAAGATCTTCGTGAGTTCTCACGTGAGACTGTGCAGATGTTCTATGATGACTCTATGAAAAGTGGATTTAAGATTTAAGGATACACTTATTTATGTTTAACTCGTCCTCTATACCATCCATCACCAGGACACTCTTTTGCTCTAATTGTTTTGATTCCATTATTCCAAAATAATAATGATTTTCCAATTTCTGCCATTGGGTTATTTAGACCTGACATCATTGTAGAGTGTTCTGGTCGCTTTTTGTTTAAAAGTGGATGTTTTCTAGTTTTATTGTAGAGTATTGTATCTGGTCTTTTTCTACCATACATAGAGTTAGATTTACCTTTTGCAAAACCTGACGGCTTTTTAGTATTAGTGACAACTCCACCTATATTTTTATTTAACCATAATGGATTATTAAGAACTTTAAGTTTAGCTAAAACTCTAGTTTCCCAGATTTGTGCAGACTGTTTATCATTAAATGTTTTTCTAATCTCGATAATATCTGGCATGCCATGTTCAACAATCAGATGTTTTACATAGTCTGAGGAAGTTTTATATGGGTTAAATAAATCCTTTGGATGACAACCTTTTGCATATCTTACACCATAATAAGATACATTTAAAGCGGTCCATTTTATACGATATGTGTAAGGTTGATATATAATCATGCTGATACTCCTATAAAGTGTTAGAGTTAGTGGGATGGCAGTCCGCGACTAACATTTTTATTTATATAAAATTATTGAATGAGGTGAATTTTGTTTGAAGAAAATGAAATTAGCAAGAACGCAAATGGTGGCACAGAGATCGCTAAACGTAAGTTAGCACAACTCATTCCATCTGAGCTATTAGACGATTTTCAAATTATATGTTCTCGTGTAAGAGATCTAGATGAAACAAAGATTAGGGTGTACTGGTTGCATGATATGCCAGAGGATCCTGAATGTGCTAAACTAAAAGAAGAAGCGCATCGTAATAAGTTTCATCACTTTGTTTATATCTCAGATTGGCAATATAGTCGTTTCCAGCTGTTATGCAATATGCCATACAGCACTGAAAATACTGTCATTGATTCCGGTATTCAACCAATTGAATGGGTAGAAAAGCCTAAGGATAAGATTCGTCTTGTTTATTCTTCTACACCTCAACGTGGTTTGGATATTCTAATTCCTGTATTTGATAAACTATGTGAGAAGTATGACAACATAGAACTAGATGTATTCTCTAGCTTTAAGATCTACGGATGGCCAGAAGCTGATAAGCAGTTTGAACCTCTCTATGAAGCATGCCGTCAGCATCCAAAGATTAACTATCATGGATATGTTCCAAATGCAGAACTACATGAGCATCTAAAGAAATGCCACATTCATGCATATCCATCTACATGGCTTGAAACATCTTGTCGTGCTATGTTAGAAGCTATGTCAGCTGGATTGATATGTGTTCATCCTAACTTCGGTGCTCTATATGAGACATCAGGTGGATTGAATCTCATGTATCAAGGTGATGATAATAAGAATACTCATGCTCAGCAGTTCTATAACGCACTTGACTTTGCGATTGGTAATGTTCTAGAGGATGATATTCAAGCTTATAGTAAGTTTGTGAAGTCATATACAGATCATCGTTATAGCTGGGGTAAGATCGCTGCTAAATGGACCAACCTATTAACACAACTAAAAGAAAAATATCCAACGGTTGAAAGTCGTAAGATCACTAAAGCTGAACAGATGTTTACATATAAAGTATGATTGTAACTAAAACACCGCTTCGCATATCCTTCTTCTCCGGAGGAAGTGATATGAAATCGTTTTATAGTAAATCTCCTGGTGCAGCTCTATCTGTAACGATTGATAAGTACATCAATGTATGTATCCATAAGACTCCTAATCGTGGCATTCGAATCATGTATGATGAGATTCAAGATCTAGATAGTCTAGATAAGATGAACCATGAGATCACAAAGCAAACATTGCAGTATTTTAAGGTTGATAAAGAGATTACAATTGCATCCCTAAGCGATATCCCATCAAAAGGATCTGGCTTAGGATCTTCTTCTGCATTTACAGTAGGGTTAGTCAATGGTTGCGATGCTGCTTTTAATGGTCTTAATATTTCTGGTCCTAATGCGTTAGCAGAGACTGCATGTGAAGTTGAAATAGAGAGATGTGGATATCCTATTGGTAAACAAGATCAATATGCAGCTGCATTTGGTGGTTTGAATCTATTTCAGTTTAATCATAATGAAACTGTCAACATTCTAAAGCCTACCACCAATTCAAAAGATCTACAGAAGCTAGAAAACAATCTTCTGTTAGTGTACAGTGGAGTTTCTCGATCTGCTAATGAGATACTTAAGAAGCATAATGATGCCATTAAATCAGGTGGTGATAAATTTAAATTAATTGAAAAAGCAGTTGATCGTGCTTTCATCGCAGCTGCATGTTTAGGTGAAGGTAGGATCGACGACTTTGGTAATCTCTTTCATGAAGCGTGGATGGAAAAGAAAGAGATCGCTAAAGGAATTTCCCAGTCGTTCTTCGACGACGTCTATGATAAAGCTATCAAAGCTGGTTCAATTGGAGGAAAACTCCTAGGTGCTGGCGGTGGTGGTTTCTTCCTCTTCTATGTTTCCCCAGAGAAACGACAGAATGTTATCAATGAGATAAACAAATTTGTCGGTTGCAAAGTTTATAACTTTAAGTTCTCATGGGAAGGATCAAAAGTTGTCTTAAAGTAACTGTTTCCTACTAGAAATAAGTTTCCTAAAAGAAACTGTGTACATTCCGGAAGCATTGGTATATAATGCTTCTGGGTCATTGTTTTGTTTCCTTTTTGATACTGTATCATTCCGTACACAGTTCGAAAAAAAGAGTGTACAATTCTGGCCACTAGTGTATAATTACTCTATCGATTAAACAACAAGGAGTAATAAATGAGAGAAGATGAAAAGCAGTTGTTCGGAATGTCTAAAGCTGCTATCAAAGAGCAGTACATGAATAGTATCACTGCAAAGCTCAGTGGTTTAGAAATGGTAGTTGCAGGTATTCTTAGCGATTGTCAAGAAATGATCGCGATGAAAAGTTCAGCAAATACAAATCCAGATGAGTTGATTCGCAAGCAGTTGAATGTTGCAAAGTTCATCTTGTTTGAAATGATGGATCAGCGCGAAAGCGAAGAGATGGTTCTTGTAAGTTCTGATGGAAAGGAGATTGCATAATGAAAAACGCAATTAACTTCGAAGCAAAGATGGTAGAATATGGAATGATTCTGCGTGAATATGATGCGATCGAGGCATTATGTAAAGCAGATGGTTGGAAGAGTAACAAATTGTATGCTCGTTTGGAAGAAGTTGAACGCCGTCGTGATGCTGTAGTCGGTCCTCTGAATACACTGATGAAAAAATTTGCTAAGGAGATTGCATAATGGAAAATCCGATACCTAAGAATGGCATGTTTAATACACTAGAGAATCTGCAAGAGCTCACCGATTATCTCGAACGTTTCTCTGGTAAAGAAAAAGCACTAGCATATCAGGTCGCTATGATGACGATGAATGCATGTAGTTTGGTTGTAGACAAGATGATCGAGGAGAATAGCTTTGAAATCTAAGAAAGCACTATTTGAAGCATTGGATGGATACTTCGGTACTGATCGCTTCACTAAAGATAAGCTGAATGCAGCTGGTATCTCTAATGAAACGTATGGACGTATGTCGTGTGTCTACGTCAATTGCGGCGATCCAGAAGTTCGTAAGAATGTAGAAGGGTTCTTAAGTGCTCGCGGTTTTAAAGTCAATCGCAATTACAATCAAGGCGGAAAACGCATTGAAGTACAAGTATCATATTTTCGCGGTGAACAATGGAATGTATAAGGAATCTATATAATGTTGCAGTATATTGCTTCAGGAAATAATGGACGTGGTGAACGTGTAACGCTTTGGCGTCTTAATGAGTATACGTATGAGTTAGAAATTGGCACAGGCGTCTACAAGAAAAACCTGAAGTTTTACGAGACTGAGTACTACGAGGCAATTGAAGATTTTAACGCAGCTTGTATGAATTATCAAAATTTGGAGGAAGTATAATGAATGCATGGAACTGGACCGTATTTCAACTCATGACTCAAGCGGCGATGAATGAGCATGATGAAAAGATTAAAACTGAAACCACTGATTTTGTGGGCAATTTGATAAACAATAAAGTGATCAATTTCCCTGGAATTTATAAATAATTGTTCATTTAGCACTGTATCTTTTTTGACACAGTATGAAAAAAACAGTGTACATATTTAGTAGTTCATGGTATAATAGCAGTATTGATTGATTAAGTAGTGCTCTTTTAAAATTTAAGTTTCAAAACACCGTTCGTCTATCGGTTAGGACATTGCCCTTTCACGGCAGTAAGAGGAGTTCGATTCTCCTACGGTGTACCATAGTAAAACACATTAGTTGCCCTTATAAGCAATTATATTGAGGACTGCGGAATCCTGAACATACAGAGTACCGAGAAAAGCGAGAAACAAATTGGAAACGATTTGCCAAGCGTACGGCTGCGTTAGGCTGGTTCATTAGTGTGTTTTACTATGGGAAGTGGTAAGAGACCCTTTTTAGGGATTGTACCTACTTTTAAACGACTATGTGAAGTGCCCATAAAGTTCCGGTTACTACTTTTCTGAAAGTAGCGTATGGTAAACGACAAAACCCAGGTGGCTATGGCACCTTTAGCGAGACATAGACTCTGCGTAAGCGGCGTTTCCGGTGTTTCAGACGACATAGCAGCGTGGACACTACGCGACAAGTTCATTAGTGTTCGGACAGGGTAACAACTCCAGCTTGGGGGCGATCGTGGAAAAACGTGGCCCAAGCAATCTTAATTGTGTTATTATGGAAAATTCCAGTGCTCGCTGGATAGTGCTTCCCGAAATTACTTGATGTCCGGATACTTCAAGTCTATAGGATGTGGCTGACGAAAAACCTATGACGATAGGAATAATAAGTGCAGCTCTATAAAATGCAAACCCTAGGCGGTGAATCCTAGGTATAACATGATAACACAATTAAGATTTTATTGCTCGGTAGCACAGTGGTAGTGCAGTTGACTGTTAATCAATTGGTCGTTGGTTCGATCCCAACCCGAGCAGCCAGTTTGGTCTCAAAGTGTTCATGGACGCACGCATGCCTGTCACGCATGAAGAAGGGGATCGTTACCCCTTGGGACCGCCAGTATTTTTTTAGGAGATGAGTATGAAACGAAAACGCATCGCCACTTCGCGTAATCCGTTCGTGAAGCTGGCGCTATTTAGAAAAGCGGGTACACATCGCAAGACTAATAAAGCAATTAGAAAAGCGATGAAGCAAGAACTTTTGCGGGCATAGCTCAGTCGGTAGAGCAGTAGACTTTTAATCTATTGGTCGTGGGTTCGAATCCCTCTGCCCGTACCATATAAAAACACATTAGTTCTAAGGGTTGTTCCGAAGGTAATTCACTTCTATGAAGTCCTAGTGTGTTTCTATATGGTTCTCCGGTAAGGTACACCTTTCAAGCTCTCAGTTCCCTGCTAGGTGAAGTAGTAGGTGATCCAAGTCGCTAACTTGGTCGTTAGTAGATGGTGATCCTAAACGCTTCGTAATTCCAGACAATAGGTCTAACCAACCATACGATATGGAAGACTAGTAAAGCTCTTGAAATGCAAGTGTGTGGTGAAAGTCCACAAGAACCGCCAGTTTTAATGGGTGTCTTGATGCTAAGGCGTGTGCATCACCGGACTGTAAATCCGGTCCCTCGTGGTAAACATTCGCGGTTCGACTCCGTGGACACCCACCATCGGTCTTTAGTAAAATGGATATTACGACGGGCTACGGACCCGTAAGTGGGAGTTCGATTCTCTCAGGACCGGCCAGATTTAAGGGGATGTAGCTCAGCTGGGAGAGCGGCTGCTTTGCAAGCAGTAGGTAGCGGGTTCGAGTCCTGTCATCTCCACCAAAATTTTGCGGGTATAATTCAGTGGTAGAATGTTTCGTTGCCAACGAAAATGTCGTCAGTTCGAATCTGACTATCCGCTCCAAGTTTGTTGGGAGTTCGCCAAGTTGGTAAGGCATCGGATTTTGATTCCGACATGCATAGGTTCGAATCCTATACTCCCTGCCAATGGTGTCCATGGTGTAGTGGAAGCATTGCTCTCTGTGAAAGAGTAGGTACGAGGTCGGTACTCGTTGGACACCCCATGATATATAAATTTATCGCGTGTGAGGACTCGCCTTTGTTGACGGCGTAGAGTAGGATAAGTAGTCAACAGCTCGCACCTTTAGCTGATGTGGTCATAGCAGCGGCCTGAAGAGCCGATGAACGTGGTTCGATTCCACGAGGGTGCACCAAATTTATGCCGAGGTAGCTCAGAGGAAGAGCAATGTGTTGATAACGCATAGGTCGAGATTTCAAAATTCTCCCTCGGTACCAAGGAAGTATAGCACAGTGGTAGTGCAGCTCCTTCATACGGAGTTGGTCGGGAGTTCAAATCTCTCTACTTCCACCAAAAGTTTTGCGGACGTGGCGTAATTGGTAGCCGCGCTGGTCTTAGAAGCCAGTCTTTCGGGGTGAGAGTTCGAGTCTCTCCGTCCGCACCAATTTTATTGCGGGTTAGGGAAGTGGTCATCCCGCCAGCCTCATAAGCTGGAGATCGGTGGTTCGAATCCATCACGCCGCAACCATCAACGTACGGGTGGCCGAGTGACTAGGCGGCAGTCTGCAAAACTGTCCTATGCAGGTTTGATTCCTGTCCCGTACTCCACTTTATGGTTATGATCTTATGACATATAATAAATTTGCTTTGCCCTTCGATGCCACTCGGCGCACAGGTTCCTATAGAATCATCAAAGAAACTAGCATCAAAAATGAAGTACATTATGAAGTACAATTTGAGATGATGGGAGTTGAAAAAGGAACTTTCTGGGAACCAGTTATGAAAGAACACCATGAAGCTATTGGTCATCCTTATAAAACAATCATGCACTTCGATACAGAAGAAGATGCACTAATGTATGCCAATCGTGGAATGAAAACTCGTGAGATCGTCAAACAAGGGAGAATTGGTGATGTTTGAGTTGAGATGGATTACGCAGCAAGATATTGGCGGTATTAGTGGACCGAGAACTCTTCAATATCGTCAAAAGTATGATCCAACCGTAAGAGTAGAAGGTCATACTAATGTTAATGTAGGTCGATTTAATCCATATCTGGAATGGTCAGAATGGAAAGATGTTCCAATTGAAAAGGAAATACTATGAAAATTTTAACAGCAACAGTAGATAATAGTGGTAAGAGTGTATCGATCAATTGTGATCAGATCTTGTACGTGTTAGAGCATCAAGAATCAGATAAGTGTGTAGTTGTCACTGCTGCAGGTGATATGCTTGTGGTTCGCACAAATTATTTGGAAGTCGTTGGATTCTTAAAAGCAATTGACTGAGGTGTTAAATGAGTGAAGGTCCTGTTAGAGAAAAATATTGGTGGGAACACTATCCACTTCATCAACTATGGTGCAACGATGCATGTCCTCTATTTCCGCGTTTTGAGTATCGTAAAGGCGATGAGTGGAATTCTAACAATTGGTCATTGCACTGGTTAATATTTCGTATTTGGACATTAGAAAGTTTCTCATTTAGTGCTGAAGTCAATCTAGCACCAGATAGTATATCGATTGGTTTCCTTGTTCCATATCTGAGAGTGTTTATTGGCTTTCATCACATGTGGCATTGGACATGGTTATACAAAATTGGTCGTATGCTACGTCGTAAGCCCGCATTGAAAAATCATAAGGGAGAATACAATTGAGTTTAGTACAATTTGCTGAAGAAGAACTGAAGCGCTTAGGCAGTGATGATGAAATGCAAAGTGCTATGAACAAGCATGTCCTTCATATGGTTAAAGAGTTTGCAGATGAAGGACATTCTGGATTCTCTGCTAGTTATGCACTCTCGATAATCAAACGGCTGTTGGCTTATAAACCCATCACTCCTCTTACTGGTAATGATGATGAGTGGGGACATGTTTCTGATGTAAGTGGCAGTCCATTGTGGCAGAACAAACGGTGCTTCAGTGTTTTTAAAGATGGTGATGGTCAAGCTTACAATATAGACGGTAAGGTGTTCTGGGAATGGTATACCGATAAAGAAACTGGTGAGAAGCATAAGTCATATTACACCTCATCTGAATCCAGGACACCCGTGACCTTTCCGTATACGGTTCCTGATGAACCGATCTACGAATACAAAGAAAGCAACTAGTTTCCGGTAGGAAATATTATCAAAAAGTAACACCCTGGGAGAGGTCCTGGGGTGTTTTGCCATCTGGGGGATGAATATCCTATCATCCGGCCGGCCCGGAGGCCTCCAGGAGGCTCTGGTAGGACTCGGAATTGTTTCCAGAATGTAATAAACCATCAAAACCACAAAAGTGTATCATTCCGTACACAGTCACAAAAAAACAGTGTACATTCTTTTGCGCTTAGGGTATAATTACTCTATCGATTGAATAACAAAGCAAAAATATTCGGTTGATAACTTTTATATTATGTTAATTTTTTGGAGAATTATATGTCTAAGATCGAATCCCTGAAGCAGGAACTTGCTCAAGCTAAAGAAGCTCTGAATTTTGCACGTGGTAATGTGCAGTACTTCCAAGCTCAACTCAAAGAAGCTCGCATTGATGCGAAGATCGAAAAATCGAGTGCTCGTGCGAATAAAGAACGTGCTCGTACCGAAAAGATCAAAGCTCGTGAAGCTAAGAAAGCAGAACGCGAAGCAATTCGTGCTCAAAAGAAAGTTGATCGCGAAGCTCGTAAAGAACAAGCGATCGCTCGAGTTCAAGAGCGTCTGCAAAAGTTGATGTCAAAACCGGTTGGTAAGAAAGCACGTCAAGCTTCTCGCAAACCTTCCAAAGTTACTCGCGTTGGAGTGTAATATGATAGACGAACTCAACGGCCTTCTTCAGCTCATCGCTGATGACCACTACGAATCTCTAGCGGAAGTTCAGCATGACGAGATGGTCGCTGAGTTCTCTGCAGAATTTGAAATGATGAACTATGCGGCTGCATCATACGATAATGATGCACAATATTATGGAGAAAAAGTATGATGCAATCTGGAAAGTACTACGTTGGTGATCTCTGCTATGTTATGACTAACGATGAATGGGATGAAGTGTGTAGTCTCACGATTAAAGATTTAACATGTATTGATGGTGAATTCAATCTTAAAGATGGTCGTCGCTTTGCGATGTATGGTACAAAATGGGGTGATGGTGAGTATAAATCAAACATCGGAACTTCTCATTGTGTGGATTCTGGTAGTATTGGATGCATTCGCGTTGAAGATATCCGCGCAAACAAATATGACAATATCGAAGATCTCGGTGCGATCGTAGATTTTCAATGGGACTTTATAACTGGTGGTGGAAGTGGAACTCCTGGTTGGGAGGGTACAATCCAGTTCGGACATGTGTTCATCGAAACAAATGAAAACGAATACGAATACGCCGAAGAATAACTGTGTACTTAATTCTTTATATAGGATATAATACATTATGATGCCAATTGGATATATACGTAAGTTAGCGGCTGAAGAGATCTCAGACACTTTGAAATTTGGTGGTTTTGTAGACTCTTTTGATCGCATAGGTGAAAAGGCTAAAGATAGCAATGGTAAAGATTGTTATGTGCTTCGTTTTAATGGTGGCAGTGTGTTAATCTATTCTGATAAGAACATCGTCATTAATGGAATGAAGACTAAGTCTGTTCGTGAAGCTAAACAGTTATTGCAGATGAGGATAGGATGAAAAGATATACAATTGATTTGATTCAAGAAGGTGATGATACCATTCTTCCGCTTACTGATGAGATTCTCATGGAAGCTGGTTGGAATGTAGGTGATGACATTGAGTTCATTAATAATAACAATGGCTCATACACAATGCGTAAAGTTGAGAAACAAGAAGAGGAAAAATACTATCTTGTTGAATGCACTTCTACCTATCGTATGCGTTATGTAGTGAAAGCTAAATGCGCAGAACATGCAGAAGATACTGTCGTGTGTGAAGAAGCAAAAGAGTTCTCACAAAAATGGTTGGGTGAAGCTATTATTGGTTCACGTGAAATATCTAATGATGATATTATCACGCTGTGTGATGAAGACAATGATTATGTGAAGACGTGGAGTAATGAGAGTAAGTTTGAAGCATTTGTGACAGAGAACATCTATGACAAAGATAAAAAAGAAGGATGATCTTGGTAC